CCAACTCTAATGTGTAGTGGATAACATTCTTACCGCTAAGAACAGCCATCGCACCCAAGTGAACTAATGCCATAGACTTACCAGCACCAGTTGGAGCAATAACCACACCCAACTCTCGCTTTCCTAATCCACCCCTAGTAATGTTATCTATCTCTTGCCAGCCTGTCATGGAGGGGTCACGAGATATTTTGACGTATCTTGCCTCAAAGTCTTGCACAAAATCATGCCCATGACTGTCGTCCAGTCCAAGATTGAGAGCGCCGTCAATAACCTTTTGAATCTCCTCAAACGAAGATGTCTGTAAAAGGTTTACTGACTTAAGGATAGCCTCTTTTAGTTTTTGCTTCTTACAGAAATCTAGTGACTTTTCTTTGACATAATCACGATCGTCAGCGTTTATCTGACCTGATTTTATCTTGGATAAGTACTCAATGACCTGCTTCTTAATAACGTCTGGATAATCTTCCATCTCTGTTCTGATTACAGAAACCAGCGTATCAAACGTGGGGTGGACGCTGTACTTATCTTTGTAGCTAAATATTAGTTGCACAAACGCTTGTAGGTATTTTAATTCTAGATACCCAATATCTAGAACCTCTACCATCTGATTACTAAATGAACGATCTTCTAAGATAGCTCTGCCTAATTTCTCTTGGAAAGCCTTACCAAACTTAGAGAAACTTTCCTCTTGGCTAATGTTGGCTTCAGTCATGTTTTCTCCATTGTGGTGGAATACTAGAGTACATTATTTATTGCTTTTTGTTTACCACGATTTTCATACAATTTTCAAATAAACTATCAGTGGCTACACTGGTAAAACCCTCTTTCTTAATCATCAACCGAAAGGCATTTTTTTGTAGCCCTGGTTCACCTTGACTAACAGCCTCCATCAATCTAGATTTACCCTGGAGAGAAATGAGTGGTTCATAAAGCTGAACGATGTCATAGTTCATGCTTATAACATCCCGATGCTCTAAGATAGACAAATATGCTTTGGGGCACTTTGGTTTAGCGGCCTGCTCTTCGCAGTAGTCAAACACATGCTGCAATGTGTAGTCTTTATCTTCTGATAGGAACGGTATTCTTCTAGCCACAGTCGCTATACCAACTCTGTCTGCACCAATAATATTATCAGATTTGTCACCCGCTATGGCTTTAGCAATTGCAAAGTTGCAGGGGTGGATGGAAAAATCATCTAAAACTTTCTTTGAGGTATAGATTTGTTTCTGTGTTGGCCTAAACACGATGGTTGTATCGTCACACAGTTGCAAAAAGTCTTTGTCGTTTGATACGATTACTTTTTGCCAATCAGAATACTTTTGCTGCTTACTAGCCCAAGCGATTACATCATCAGCCTCTACATCTTCTAAGCTAAGCTGATGTACGGGAAGGAGTTCTAGTAACTCTGTCAGCTTGATGATTTGCTGTAATTTATTCTCTGCCTCGTCTTCGGGTGAGATTTCATATTCTCTATTTAGTCTAGGTGGTTTTCTTCCTGCTTTATAACCCTTGTAAATCTCTTTACGCTTACGTGAGCCGTTAGCGCCTTCCCAGGCAATAATAACTTCATCAGGTTTAGTCTGAATCATGATATTCTTTAGCGCATTCAAAAATCCGACAACACCGCCTACATGATTGCCATTCAAGTCTAAACTTGGGTTGACAACATAGCATCGGAGGAAATTGTTCATTCCATCAACAAGTAATAATCTTTTATGCGTCACGTCGGTCATCTTCATATTCCATATCTGCCACTATACCCCAGGCACGGTCCCTCATGTTTTTCAATGTAAATGCACAAATCTGACCATCGTCTTCAATCGGAACTGCGATCTTGATCTTTTGCGGCATCTCCAGCATTATAAATCCTCTCATTCTTCCTCTCCAAAATATATTACGCCATGGTCATGCTCTGTAGTAAACACTGCCTTACGAAAACCATACTTGGCCAAATTTCTTTGACACATGCTACAGGGCAATGACAAACCTATTTGATCCAACCTACCTTTACGAGCAATATACATTGTTGCCCCCTTGAGTTGATCTTTGTTTTTTACTTTTAATATTGCATCCATCTCTGCATGAATTGATTTACAGATTATCTCACCGTCGTCAGCCTCTACAACTGCATCTGGATGCGTCTTGATGCGATTGACACCAGAAGATAAAACCCTGCCACTCTTTACAATGATAGCAGCATGTCTGTGCTGTACACTGTAATCGGAGTTGGCAGAGTCTATCTTCCTGATGGCTGCTTTTAGAAACTTGTTCTCACGACACATTTTCTTCTACACTCTGCTCATATCCTATTATAAGCTCACTGTGTAGAATGTCAAGGAACCTTTGGCGAAACTCTTCTTCTTTGATTAGTTTATGATAGTCCGCCTTTTGAAATTTCTTCTCGGTTCCATCAGCATACTTGAGTGTATACCAAGCTCCTGATCTTGGGCATGAATCCGAACCTCCCACAACCTTCAACCAAGAGTCCTCATCTCTGATACCAACATCACCGTTGGCCAAGTCAAACATAACGTTGAACTCACAGGTTCTATTTGGTGGTCCAAACCTATTCTTTACAATTTGTGCCGACGTTCTGTAGCCAATCAATTGACCTTGATCATTAGTAATGATACCGTTAGCTTTGCCTGTGTGCCGAGTCAACCAGATCCTAGCTGACGCCTGATAAGGAAGACCTTTACCGCCTGGCTCAACACGGGTATCCCCAAACATCTGACCAATATTAGTTTTCAACTGATTGGTAAGAACTAAAGCAATCTTTTGTTGTCCAATCATCTCGGTGATCTTGCGAAGTCCACGAGAGATAATACGAGCAGACAAACCGATCTGAGAGGTAGGATCATAACTACCCTCTACTTCTGCCTGCCCAGGGGTAGCTGCTACACTATCCCAAACAATACAGACCAAACGATCAGGAGCTTTTTGTCGGACGTTACCGATCACATTTTCAATCGCTTGGAAAGTGCTCTCTAATGTTTGTGTCTGGAGATACAGAAAATCTTTATCCGTTGTTAGTCCTAAGTTGGACATCCAACGAGGATCACTAGCATTCTCTGTGTCAATGTAGATTGCAATGCCGCCCATCTTTTGGCAGTTAGCTAGAATCTGTGTGGCGATCAAACTTTTACCACTTTGCGATTCTCCAGCAATAGTTGTAATTTTACCAACTGGAATGCCGCCGCCTTCACGGTTTGCGATAACCAAGTCTAAAACTGTTGACCCAGTTGGAATCCAAGTCTTCACCTCAGTTGGATTCTCACCGTGCAAATCATAAGCAATTGTGTGCTTGGCTTGTTTGTTGAGAGAACTTCTTAGTTCTGACACTAAACTTGATTTTGACATTTATATTCTACTCCATTTCCAAAAAGGAGAGGCACCTGTACCCCGTGCCTCCCTGCGGGCTGCCTGGTCAACTAGGCCAGCAGATCATCAAACGCTTGGTCAATATCAGATCCATCGCTGGAAGTATTGCCTTTGGTACTAGCGGTTTGATTGCTGTACTTTACAGTGCCTTCGCCCGTATCCTCAGAGGTTGCATTTAGAGTTTGATCAAGCAATAGTTGAGCTTGCTCGGTCGTAGTCTCTGGGAATACCTCTTCAAAGTTTGGCATCGTATCCAAGAGCGTATCAATCTCTTTGTCGTTTTTGGCTAGCTTTGAAGCCTTACGGAAAGGACGGATGTCAGTTGTAGGATACATTTGTCCTGCCTTCTTTCCGTACTCCAAGCGCAAATCTGTTCCTGTGTGTGGGTCAGTGATATCGCCATACTCAGGGTCAAGCACGATGTTCAACAAAGACTCATAAGTGGTCTTTGAGAACCCCCAAAGTCGGACACCCTTATCCTCTTCGCCACGAACCACTACTGGTGCGAACACTCGCATACGAGGGAAGAACTCACGGGCCTCCTGCTTAGAGGCTTCGGTGCCTTCATTCCAAAGCTGATTACCAAACTCAGCAATCGGATCTGTGCGACCGAAGGTGCGAGGGCTGATCATGGTTGTGTTACCATCTGCGCCCATGCGATAGTGGAACAAGTAATCACGGAAGGGATCACCGTCCTTTGGGCATACAATACGAATGTTGTTAATACCCTCTTCTGGTTTCCAAAAAGTGTCGTTGTTACCACCGCCACCTTTCGTGGTTAAGGCAGAGTGCTTCTGCCGCATTTTATCTAGATCAATACCCATTGTTTTCTCCTTTGCTGGTTAGTTGACCTGTATACAATCTACCACAGATTGTACGTTGTGTAGAGTCTTTTTAATTGTTTTTTTGTTTTTACTGGCTTTGCAGTTATTTGTGATATTCTTTTTCTTCAATAAGTTGACGGACTGCTTTGAGTCTGAAGATGAAGTAGAAAAGCGCAAACACATAGCCGAAAGTAAACCCGTTTATTTGTGATAATACTATGTCATGTAATGCGCAAGCTGTCAAGAAAATAATTGCAAAATAATATCCGCTGATAAACATTAGTGCTTTCTTGGTTAGTTTGTTGTCTTCCATATAATAAATATACTACAAGATTATATCTTTGTCAAATTTCAATCTCTAATATTTTTTGCAATTCAAGCTGTAGCGTTTTAAGCTGGCCAGCCTGGGACATAATAATGGTGCCTCTATGTGCTTCCCAGTTTAGCTTGAGGTCTTTGCCTCTTTTGCCATCGTGCTCTTTCTCTAACGCTAAGTTGAGACCGTTTATTGTGTAGAGAGTGTTTGTTTTCTTTTTTCTATGGACCCTGATCGTATAGAAGAACTCCTTTATCTTAGTTTGTCCTTCGTAGTTTGTATTGTATGTGATAACTTTCTTCTCAGGGTTATCTTTCTCTGCCAGCACGAAAATGTATTTATTAGTGAACTCAACATTGTTGATGATCTCATTAATTATATCCATCTCTTCATCGTCATTAGTGGCATACACAAACGATGCTAATAGAATACCTTGTTTTCTTTGCTTCAAATCACGTACTCCGCATATCTCTACAGTAGTTTAATTAGTTGCTAATATGCGGAATATCAGTTAAATGAACAAAGTACCTATGGGTTTGTGTGCCAGAAAGTGAGAAAGCCTTAAAGAAGGAGTTGTTTTCCCGTTGATTCAGGGCGATTTGATGCTCTTTGATGTTCTTCAATTCTTGAGTGTTAAAATCCTCTTCAGGTATGCCATAATAATATATTCTTTCTTTTATGTTCCCTAAATCAAACAACGGGTGCTCTTCTCTGTTTTCGTCAAAGTAACCAACTGTGCCTATCCGAACTGCAATTTTAGAGGATTCATAGTTTGACCTAACAGGGGTTGTGTGATCAAAATAAATCAACATACTAAACATGCCAAACAATAATTCAGCGGTCTTATCTTCTATTTCATTGAGAGCAACGTTCTCCACATGCTTTTCTATCTCCTCGGCCGATACAACATAGAACCTCTCAAATAATCCTGAGCGGGTCATCTCTTGCAAAACCCCAAGTGTTATCTTATTGTTAGTAGCTTCTGTAATAGTGCTGAAAGATAAGTCTGGGCATATGTGGAGAAACGAGATCTTACACTTACTAATCTTCTGTCCCAATAATAGAAGACAGCCATTTAGCGAATCAGCACCGTCAGTTATTATTAGTACTTCTTCTCCCTTGCGAAACCTTCTAGCTATCGCACTAAACTTTTTTACATCTACCTTTTTTTCGCACTCCTCCATGTTTGAGAAAGTCCCTAAGTTTTCCTCGTTCAAAAGAGTGACATCATACTGCGGCAGATCAGCAAAGTGATTAGCAACAGAGCAGCCTATTTTTCCTACGCCTATTACCCTAAACACTTATTTTTGTCTTCCTCATATCTTTGAAGTTTTTCCCTATGCTAACATTGACTGAAAATTTACCAAAACGAGTCTGGCTCATAACTTTTGCCATCTGCTCTATCAAATCTTTATCCTCTAGTTTTAGGTCAATGACAACAGCATCATGTAAAACAAAGGCAACTTCACTAGACTTGTTCCGCAACATAGACCATACTTTTACAAATTGCTCATAACATAGATCAGCAGTTGTAGATTGTATCAAGTAGTTGACAAAAAGACGATCACTGCATTCAAGCTTTCTGCCATGTGGAGTTAGTACTAACCCATCATCAAAATACTTTCTTTTAAGTTGCCTGGTTTCATAAGCCAATCCAAGCGGCCTAGACCACTCTTTTAAATCATCAGACCTTGATCCATATAACCAAGAGAAGAACAGCACCTTTGCATCCTCTCTACTAACACGATCATTAAATACATTGTGTACATTCCAGTCATGGACGTCGCCATCAGGTTGAACTTTGCCCGACAAGGCCAGTAGTGTTCTTAATTCTGCTCCGTTGAAATCTAATTCTACCAACATATCGTTCTTAGGGGTTATCACATCTCTGTGCTCTTTCTTAAGAGTAAACAGGGGAAATGATCGCTTAGTCGTTGCCAGGCGTCCTGTTCTGGTGGTAAAGAGATTATATTTTACTTTTGTTTTACGATTGTTAACCTTTTCAAGCAACACTCTAGCAGATGGATCATCAGCTTTAGACTGCAATATATCATCATCAATCTGAACATCGTAGTGCTCTATGTCCCGTAGCATCTCTGTTGTGGCTAACAGGTGCCTGTAGTTGATTGGCTTTTTGTAGTTTGATATCACCCAGTCGCTGATAAGGTTTTTCGCATGACAGAATTGCTTTAGAAAGGTGGGCGGTATCATGTCAAACATACAATAAGCGGAGGAGGATAAGCCAGCAGTTCTATTGGCTTTGATGAAAGCCTTGATGCGTTGCTGTGCCAGTTCCCAGTCATCTCGTAGGTGATCTGGGCAGCACTCATCAATAGTTTTACCTAGCGCATATATCTCTGCATATTCTACCCCCCTATACCCTTGCATGAATGGGGTGTATCTCCAGCTTCTGGTCAGATCTTGCGGGAAGTCATCTAAATCAAAATACAATTCGCTGTCAAAATAAATACCAACGCATTGTCTCTTATCATCTAGTGTCTGAAATAACATGTGTGTAACCTATCACAAATTTTATCTTTTGTTTATTATAATGCGATCCCTAAAATTTCTTCCTCAAACAGTGCGACCGTTTGCAAATATGCTCTTCGGGGATCTGCATCTCCACCAGAGGCCTTAAATACGTCATACAGGAACCTCAAGTTTTTAGAGTGAACTGAAGAAGGTATCTCGTTAAAAGTGACGAATCCAGGAACTCTAGCTGTAGAATCAAAATAAGAATTCCTCTCAAGCATCCTTAGATAATAGTAAGACCTAATAGACCACTTATATTTATACTCGCCCACACTCAAGTCCATAACATTATCTGATGTTTCTTGCCTGGCTGTTACAACATCTATAATGCTACAGGTTTTTCGTGATGGAACCCTTATATCAAAATGTAGAGGGTTCCTCTCAACATAAGAATCATACATATCTTTTAAGTACACTGCATGTATCACCATGTCAAGCTCGTTTGATTTAGTATACAGATTGTTATGAACAAAGTCAACAAAATTTTCTTCTCCTGGGTCAATGCCTCTTGCTAAGGCGTATCTTTTGGTTGCCGCAGAGTTTAGATTACATATCAATCTCCATGGGGCATTACGATCTATCATAAAACCGTGCTGCTTAGCTAAATCAGCGAAGAAAAAGAAATTACCATCGGATATGTACTTACTTGTCTTTAGAAAGTCCTCTGAATAGTCGGCTTTTGCTAAGTCTATGACTAATCCACTAATATATGGCGTACAATAAGAACTTTCTATGAATCCAGTGCGTGTTGTTGGCACTATAACAGAACTCTGCTTTACAAAAGAGCCAAATACCTCTAAGAATCCTTTATAATTGACACACTTTCTTTGATTTCTTTTGTCTTCCATGAAGACCTCAACAAACGGCGAGTATACAAACTTTTTAATGTAATTGTCATACATTCTGTTGACGCTAGACCACCCTTTGTGCGCAACTATGTTAGAATAAGGCCCACTTGGGAAAGCTCGTTGCTCCTGTATGCACTCAGTCATCTTATTAACCAAGTCAGCAAAGGCATCTGCTACAAAATTCAGTGCAAAGACTGCCTCGTTCTTCTTTGTGAACGCCAATGCATCTAAGGCGCTCTCTTTCGGCACTATCGCTTCGCCTTTTCGGCTGACTCGTCCATACAAATAAAACTCATCCCAAAATGAAAACGAATTATCTATGAGATCCTCAGTAAAAATTTCTTCATAATATATTTTTTTCTGTTTAAATGCCTCTTGTGGACCCATATCGTTTGAGCCAAATGATACCTTTTTGTCATCTGATAGATCTCTTGGCATTGTTTATTTCCTCTGCTTCTTGCGCCTTGGCTTAGGCGCTAATGCATATGACTGCCAAATACATTTAAGTTTTGTTGTAAACATAGTGCCATCAAAGCTGTGCTCAACTGATCCAATCGCATAATACCCACCAAGTCCAAGATCTCTAGCTGATCCCCTCAAGGCAAAGTCTGCATCTATGTACACCGTCTGCGATTGATAAAACATTGGACAACCCATCAGAGTTACCTCTGCATTTTGTGGGACAATCGGAAATTGTGATGACCCTTCCACGACATTCATACTTTTAATATAGGGATTATTTTGTTCACTAAAAGAAATCTTCATCAGAGGCCCATTGGCAGCACCAACAATCAAATGATAAATACCTAACTCTTCATCTCGTTTTCTATCTCCAGCGCTATTTGGCTCCACACCCCTCATGGTAACAAAAAGCATACGGTTATGATCTTCCGCCTTAGCTATTTGGCTTTCTACAAAAGCGGCGGTTGTAGCTTTCGGGTTGAAGTGTTTATACCTTACACCTGGACTAAGATTAAATATCTTGCCAGGTCTAGATATTGGAACAAGGTTAGGGACGTATGTCTGTACCACTTCAGATCTTGAAAGTGCTTGTGTGACAATACTAGCGATATATTCTAACAACTTCTCTGTGAAGTCAGATATTGTCATTGATTTTATTTGAGGTCTTATAACCTTATTATAAAAGAAAGCATTGAACACATTTAGGTAAATTGGCATATCGGCTAGACAGTAACGGTGTTCTTTTTTATCTGGACCTGGTAAGCTTATGCTATCAAAAATCATTCTAAAAGTTGGACCTTTTTTGCTGTTTCTGTTCGCAACCGCTAAATCAGTGTTATGGAAAGCAACATCTATAATATCACCTAAGCGAACAAAATTAATGCTTTCACGGGTCGTCTTGTTCTCCTTATCATAACCCACTAAGAACGGATTGTTCTCTTCGCCCTTCATCTTTTCTGCTTTACCTTGGCGCTCAGCTTCAAACCTTGCCTTAATCTTAGAGTTTACTGCTCTTGAGTTAGCAGGAGTAACACTGCCAATACCTCCTTCCCTGGATGAAAAAGTTTTAGGCACATAGGTAGACCCATCAGAGGTTGCCTCTACGAATCCAAGATCCTCTTTGTTAACTGAGATTGTCTTTATTTTGCCGTCCGCCTCTAGCGCCTCAAAGAAGTTCTTATGCTTAATGCGTATCAAATCTTTTTGACATCTAGCGTATATCTCGTTAACTAGCCTAGATTGCTGGGTGAGCTTTTTGAGGCCGTGTGGATCTTTGTTAGTACCTTTTTTGTTACCTTTTTTCTTATCATTTTTAGCAGTCAATTCTGCTAGCCTCAAACGTAACGTAGCAAGCTCTCTCTCAGCTAAAAGAGCATCAAAATCCACTGCATATTTAAACGTAGCAGGATCTATTGGTGGGTTAGCATTCCCCGTAGCTCTCATCTTTTTATCAACATATTTTCTTAGGTAATCAAAATAAGTGCTTTTAGGAAATTCATCAAGCTTAGCCTTAATTTCCTTAAGATTGTTTGTGCCAAATAAGGCTTCGCCAGTGACTCTTGTTTTTAGCGGCTGATTTGTTAGTTTAAGCTTTTTAGAGTTAAAGATTTTGCCACTCTTTGTTTGACCCTTTATTAGGTAAGTGTTCCTAAATATATCTGCCTCTTCAGAAGCGCCGCCTGTGTCATCAACATACCCATTCAAGTCAATGTCCAGAGTAAGCTCACCCTGCTCTCCGAAACTCATGGTGTGCTTGGATACATTTAATATAAAGGTAACTCGGTTCTTTTTCAAAAAATCATAAAACTTTTTTGATTTAGGATCTTTTTTCTTTGTTGCTGCTGCGTCTGAGCCATCAGGGGTTGCCCACCCTAAGACAGCTTTTAACGATGGCGGTGCTGGCCCTTTTGAGTTGAAGGATTTAACATTTTTACTTTTGTCATTTCTATCCTTTAAGAATTGTTCAGTTGCTTTTATTTTCTTGCGGATTGATTCAATCTTATTCTCTCTTCTTTCATCAGGATCAATAGCTCCTCCACCTCTTTTTATTATCTCAATAAAATCTCTGTATGGCCCGTGTATTAGATCGCCAGGACTTCTGAAAAACAACTGCATCTTACCTGTGATAGCCCTAAGCCCATAACGATCATTAATACTTATATTAAATGACTTAAGTCCTGCCGCTACATTTTCAGATTGCATCCTAAACATCATGCTTGTTGTTACTGGTCGTCGCTCAAATCTTGAACTCCGATCGTACATATCAACTGTTGTTTTGCCATGAAAGTGGACCTCAATATCTTTTTTATCCCCACCTTGAACTAAAAATAATCTTAACTGAGGTATGATGGAGGATATCTGTGCTGGTGTTGCATTTAGGTACGCATCTGTATTAGTAAGAGCCAGAACTCGGGTAATAAGTTGCCCTGGCTGCATCTCGGTTGGTACAATGTGCATGTACTCGCCGTTCTTGATGCCCAGCGCATCGTAATTTCTTTTTTTCTTTAGCTGAAGAAGATGTGCGTTTGCTAACAAAAAATTCTGTATGTTAGCACGCCTATTCTGACTCTCAGTTACGGAATTATCTGACGACATGTTTTATACCTTTATTATCCTTAATACTCTTTCTATTGGAGTTGGTACAGAGATAATATCTCCTATCTTGAAATGTGCATCTGTTGGCTTCTGGTTAAAGAATGCTATCACCCACCACAAAGAAGGATCGCCGTAAAACTGATCCGCTAATTTAAATAAGCGTGTGCCTGTTTTCCATGTAAGTGTCACTATATCAAGATCTTCTATTTCTTCTGGTGTTGGGTAAACTAGTTCGGGTGTCTCATAGTGAGATAGATTCTCTAGATCTTTGCCTTTATAGAATTGCCTTCTATATTGCTCATCGTCGTTAAGTATAATATCTCGTTCTGTGTATCTTCGGTATGCCATACTAACTCCTATGTGTTACCTTGAGATTTATTAATCTTATTTTCAGCAGCTTTTTTCTGCTGGGTTGGTTTCTCGGCAGCGGCCTGAGTGACCTTTGTTGATTGACCTACTGAAAGCTCACGATCATAAGGATACTCGTTCTTGTCACCTCGCCACTTCCAAGCTAAGCCATCCTTATACCAACCAAGCTCGTGCTCATGAAGAACAGTGAAGGCTAAGTTTATAGTATATTTTTTTGGGTACATGTTACCATCTTTGTCCGTGACAAATCCTGCTTCAAAGTCAGGTGCATTCTGCACTGTATTAACGTACCCAAGCAATCCTTTATTAGTTGCATTTGATTTGATTAGATTAGTAAATGAAATTCTTATGAGTGGTGGAGCTTGAATTGTTGTGACACTCGCTTCTGGCCCACCCTCATAACTTGGATATAAAAAGCTCTGTAGAGTAGATAACTTCTCTAAGTTTTTCTTAGCGTCAAGGTCGCTGGATGCCATTACGTCAAATGAAAAGTTTATTGATCTTTTTGTGCTCTGATAACTAACAATATCATCCATTCTTCCATATACTGCTGTGCCCTGGAAATTAGCTGTGAAACTATCGTCATAACTTTGCATCGCACCAGGGAAATTAACAAACTTATTTGTTGGTACATGAGTAAAGCCAATGTCGTATCTAGCCATTACAGAAATTGTTGGGTCGGTTGAGGCTTCTTGTGGCACACCAACTGGTCGTGCTTTTTCTTCTACATCTCTCTTAGACCCCTCTTCAGCTTGCTTCTTAGCTGGAGCATTAGCACCACCGCCCGTCATTACATTTTGCCTTGCCATCTATTAGCCTCCTAATTTCCTAGAACTGTATTGTACTGACCATCAAGCAAGTCAACAACTGTTTTACCCATTTCGTTACCATCTACATTAAGCACTATAGTTGCTTGTTGTGCGCCACCAGTGCCGCCACCAGAGGCTGCCATGGGTTGAACCATCGCACCTTGTGAAGTAACGGTCACACGCTCTATGTTTGGCACGCCTGGTGTTATTGGGTCACCAACAATTCCTGAAGCACCTGGCTTAATAATACCACCCCTGGCCAGCGCCTGCTCTGGTGCAGGTGTTGACCCGAAGACTGAGGAGCCTGGTGTTGATGTGAGTGATTCAACGCCTGTTGCCTTATCTATTAGAGCATTCCCACCTGTGGCGTTCAATACTCCCTGCACGGCGACGCCCTGCGCAGTTTGGACTGCCGTAGCCGTGCCAGCCCTTACAGTGGCTTTTGCGGCCTCTGCCCCTGCTTTAGCAACGGTTTCTGCTGGCCCAAAGAAGAAGCTAGCGCCTGGTATTTTTCTGATCTTGTTCATCACACTGCGGATTTTGTTTTGGACCTTGGCTAAGAAATTCTGAATTGGTGTTATTAATTTGGCTCTAATGAAGTTGCCTACAGCTACGAATGGTTTTGCTATAGCGGCTCCAACAGCGCCAAACTTTTCTTTTACAAAATTCACTGCGCCGCCAATCGTATCTTTTACTTTTGCGAATGCGCCGACTACCATATCTTTTGCTTTTGTGAATGCACCAACTGTCATCTCTTTCGCTTTTGTAAACGCACCAACAGCCGTGTCTTTTATTTTTGTAAATGCGCCAACAGCAAAGTCTTTTGCTTTTGTGAGCGCACTAGTCAAACCATCTTTTAGTTTTGTAAATGGAGCAGTAACAGATTTAACGCTGTCCTTCGCCTTAGTAGCAAATCCACCTATAAAATCACCTATTTTCCCAAAGACTGATTTGATGGGGCCCAACAATTTTCCAAATACACTACCAACACCCGAGCCAACTCCTTTAAACATATTAAGAACAAAACCACCAAACATTTTAAACGGCGCTGCCAAAATCCCGAGGATTCTTGCTGGGGCAAAGAAAGTAATAGCTAATTGAAATACGCCTATCACACCTTTAACAAGACCACCAAAGATGCCCTTGAAACCATCAACAATTCTACCAAAGTCAAAGGTAAATATACCTACAATAATATCAAACACACCACCAAGTATACCTATCAAGCCCTTAAACAAGTTTATAACACCATAAACAGGCGTCATCACAAATGATACGATCGCACCACCAATAAAGCCAATTATTGGCACTACAGTATTAGCAATACTTAAGAATGCCTTGAATCCGCTAACCATATAGCTAACTGCCCTAACTGCAATAGGCAACATCATATTAGCAAATTTCTCAAACGGACCACCCTCGGCAAAGATTTCCGTTATAACTTTCTGTATCTTTTCAAAGACGCCATCCTTCTGTAGTCTGGCTGTAATCTTATCAAAAATAGCTTTTGCACGCTCACCCGCACTCATTGCGGATTCGGCTAGATCTTTTAGGGCCTGTTGACTTTCAGTTAGGACAGCACCGTCGCCCATCATCCTATCTAAGAAGCCTATATCTTTACCCATGATATCTGCCATAGCTTTCTGCTCAAGCCTGGACAGGTCGCTGAATGATCTACCTGTTGCTTCTAGTGACTCTCGCAACATGTTAAATCTTTCTTCAGGTGTTTCAGCCCGCATCAGGGATAACATATCTATTTGAGTTCCGAACTGTGCGTTTAGTCTGCCAACTATATCTGCTGCACCTTCAACTGTGTCAAATTTATCAAAGACATCTAAAACATCACTAACAGATATGCCAAACTTTGCAGCTATCTTTTGTGTATCCATGAAAACATCAGCAGCTTTATCACCAAATTGTAAAATACCATCACCAGCTTGATTGAAATCACTTACCAAAGATGCTACAGATTTACCAGTTGTCTTACTCAGTCCAGCTAATCTGTCTCCAAAATCGGCGACCTGCTCAGAATTCATTCTTAGGTTTCTAGATAGTGTTGCCTGGAGTTCACCAAATGCTGCACCGTCAACTCCGAGTTTGTTAAAAGCACCAGCAGTCTTTAATATTTCTGCTCTGGCATCTTCCGACTCAAACCTAAACGTTGAGGTTGAACTGCCTAAGCCCTTTAAGAAACCCTCTGCTTCTTTGGCACCCAAACCAAATTGTGCAAATTCTACCTGAGCATCTCCAAGAGAAGTTACTATATTTCCCAAGCCTTCCTTATTAAGGTCGGCTACAGCCTTGTCAAAGTCTTGGACCCCTTGATAGATATCTGCTTTAAGTTTGCTGAACATTCCCATAAATGAAAACAATTGGGCTGAAAGATTTGTATCTGTTGTAGCATCTATGAATTGACCCATCTCTTTTCTAGTATCTTGTAAAGCTTTTTTCAAGAAGCCTAGCATCTTCTCTGAGGTTTTACCAGCCTTCTCAAAATGTTCCTGGGCTTTACTGGCTTTGTCTAATTCTTCCTGTGCCAGTTTAACTTGCTCTTCGTCGTATAACAATTGTGTCTGGCGGGCACTCAGAATAGATTCTAGTTGTTTTCCTTGGTTTAAGAATTCTTGAGTTAGCTCTTCACCATTTTGCACCGCTTCTTTTTGAAGTTGAAGAAATGCTTGAAGATCGTCTTTGGTTTTTTGGATATTATCATTTGACATCTGCTCAAGGGTTTGCTTCTTCTCTAGTCTCTTATTAAGTTCCTCTATGGTGTCTGTGAAGGTCTGTGCAGCTTCAGCCTGTGCCGCAGTGATTGCGTCGGATATTACACTCTGACCAGGCTTTGGTGAACCAGCTTCACCGTTTCCAGATTCAGCACCTGCTTCAACTGCCTTAATCAAGCGCTCTATAGCGCCAGTTAAGTTTTGTATAGTTTTATCATCGGCTGCCATCTATAGCACCTCTACTTGATAGGCCACTCAATACCTGTTTCACGCTCAAACAACTTAATTTGACGTTGGAGCTTGACTCTGTTTTTGTAAGTGAGTGGGCTATCTAATCCATATTTTTTAATTCCATCAATGTAACGTTTCTCTGCGGTAAGCGCACCAGTAAAACGCATCACCTCTAATTTGTTACCTCGGACCTTGACGGGTATAGTCTGACCTTTGAACATCTTCTCTAACAAGTATTGTACCCATGCTGCAAAGATGTTTAGAACACTTTCATTTAGTTCTCCACGTCGCTTTGCACCAAGATCTATAACTGTGTTTTCAAAATCCATAATATAACACCCCATCTTATTTAGTAAATAGTTTGCTTTATATAAAACAAAAGAGGAGTTTTACCTCCCCTTTGTCTGCTCCTTCATAGCTTCGTTCTCTTGTTTAATTTGATCTGCTAGTCTTTGCAGAAACCACCTCCTTAATCGTACTGGTAGGTTGTATGCCTCTACGAAGCTCCAGCCCCCATGGTACTTGAGCAGAAAAAACTCTTCATAGACACTTTGGCTATATCTTTGCGTCAGGCCAAAAAAAGCCCGCCGTAAGGGGCACCTCCATTTCGGTGCTATGATCACAGTTAGAGCACTCAAAGTCTGTAACCAATTCAACATTAGGAACGGCTGAGCCATATATTCTCCGTAGATACCTAGAGTCATATGCAGGCATGTTCTGAACAAATGACTTTATGAAAGCCTTATCTGTATTTCCATTTAGGGATTCAATAAAAGAAAGCATTTGTGATGTTAGCTCGCCCATGCCAAGCCCTAAACCTGCTTTTTTGATATTCTTTTTTCTTTGCCTATTAGTCTCTTCATCTTTACCAGTCATCAAACGACACACAACCTCAACCTTTGTTTTAGGAAGTATAATCTTGAAGGTATTGTGTTCCACCCATGGAATATTCTCACTGGCCTCTGTTGTTCTAGTGATCTCAGGGATAAGGTATGTTTCTTTACTCTTTGCCCCACAGTTAGGACAGTCAATAGCTACATCATAGTCCTCTCCGTAGCCTGTTACTCTTGCCGCTATTAGAATGGCATTCTTATCGCCAATTAACAGACTTTCTGATCTAATAGACTTATCTACTAATACACTATCTATCAAGCGATCTAGAACAATACCCTTGCGAATAAGTGGTTCTGATGTTAAGATATCCTCTTCCTTAGCAGTCATGTGACGAATCTCTACGGAAGTCTGATTATATAGTGGATGTCCTTGTGGATAACGAAGTCCCTCTGAAGGCAAGTCAACAAATTCTGTTGGGTTTGTCCAGGAAAAGGATTGATCGTTACTTTGCTGCGCAACAGGGGCAGCAGACACCTCTGGGGTATCTGCGCCCAAGTTGGCAGTTGTTCGTTTATTATTTCTAGCCATGTTATAGATAACCTTTCTGTGATAACTATTGTATCACATCATTTGTTTTTTGTTTAGGCGGTCGTCGCTGCGTTAGGATCGGCCGTGCTACTACCCTCTGAGTTTGAGTTGGCTACTTGTGATTCTCTCACTGTTTGGGATGGATCAACTGCCCCTGACTCACGGAGTTCAGCCCAATCATATGTAATCTCAATAGTGATCTGTGAAAGGTCTTCACTACCATAATCAAGATCACCGTAGGTTACTTTAGATAGGAAAGCATTCTTAAGTTCCCATCTTTCTACGGCAGTTGTGCCATCGCCTGAAAGCTGCTCAATAACACAACCCTCTAGAGTGGTAACAGCAACGTCCTTAGTCATTGACTGTTGTGAGTCTGAGGGCTCGGTTGGATATTTGTAGCCCGCATTCTTGATCTTATTAAGGAGAGTTCTTGCAACATCAGGATCTACTGGATCAACCAGTGTAACGCTGATAGGAGAGTCCCAAGTCACTCGCCCAGGGTACCTAAAGGTGTGATTCAAAAACTGATGCTCAATTGTACTAACTGTCACACCAGGCTTGCTTACAGTTTTAATGGTGTAAGCTGGGATACCTCCGATGCTAAGTATAAACCTAAATCCTCTTTTTGGATCTGATTTTTGGTCTGCAAAGAATGCCATTATTTATTTCTCCTTATTATTATATATCTCTTAGTCCGCAAAAGAAGCACCAGATCTTGCAATACTAAAGTCTATTGCAAAGAACTCAGCAGTTCTAGTTGGTTTAATGAGAACCTTAGCATAAATGATATTACGATCAATTAGGTCTGGTGTTGTTGTTGACTCATCTAAGATAAGTCGGAAATCGTCAATCCCAAGATTTGATTGCACACCTCTAAGGATTGGTTCTGCTTGCGCAATGAAACGATTCCATGTTTCTTTTCTGTTTGCAGCAAACAATAGCTGACTTGCAACTCTACTGATTTCTCTCTTGACAAAGATCATCATGCGTCGTACATTAACTCTATCAAGTGCCGATGGAGTTGTTTGTAGTGTCTTCTGACCGAAGATTACAATACCCTCTGCTGGGAACTTGGCGATTGGGTTAATGTTGGCTGCGTAAAGGTCATCACGATCTTTTGATGTTAGTTTCTTAGTTACATCAATGACTGGAAGACCACCTGCACCATCTGACAAGCCACCACGCTGGAGGCCAGCAGGAGCAAACCATGGTGCGCCAACACGATCTGTGAAGGACATGGCACCTAGTGCTGGGATTGATGGTGGCAACCACAACAACTGGTTTGTTCTGGTGTCACGAGTGCGAACCCATGGGTAGTATGCTGCACCATAACTGGTGTTGAGACTACGAAGAGTTAGCGTATCAACTGCACTCTTGACTGTTGTTCCTGCACGAGTTTGGTAGTTGCTTGTGTTCTCTGTTACTGGTGAGTAAACACCTTCCAGATCCACGATAGCAAGCATATCACCACGATCTTCAGCTATGTCTAGCATCTTGTCTGTTACTTGTGACTTTGTAATGCCAGGAACAACCAAAAGGTTACCCTGTACATCCTCTGGGTCACGCACTAAGTCAAGTCCTCTAATGACTGAGTGTAGTGCGTAGTTAGTTGTTTCAACAGTTCCCATTCGTGTATTGTTGAATGGCTCTGCTTCTTTAATGTTTAGCCCATCATGTCCGCCATGTAGGACGGTTGTGAAGCTATCATATCCCTGATCAAGCACGTTCTTGTAAGATCCAGTTCCCTGGCTTACTGTGCGAGTACCGCTAGTTGATATGGCACCTGCGGTGTATGAGAAGCCACCCTTGCGCAAGCCAGAAGCATGTTTTGCCTCAAGCGTTTTGCCTGGGATTGGGCCAACATCATCTAGGGAGAATACAAAGGAGTGCATTCTACCGCTAGAGGTTGCTGTAGAAGTACCAACTTGTGCTAGTGCTGGCTCATCGTCTGCATCAGCATTTACCTGAGCCAAATCTAGTGCGGCTTCAGACGTATAACCTTTCAATCCTCTACTCAATGAGCGCTGGATGTCAAGGATTTCTTCGTTGAACTTAGGATCTGTTGAAGACTTACCTGTGTAAACACCAAAGTGAGTTACCTCTTTGCTGTTTGGTGAGCCGTAAGATGAGCTTGCGACTAGTGGCAACTCTGGGAAGCGGATACTTGCAGTCATGTTGATCACCCCTGTATCAACCAAAACAGTTGCAGGTACCTTAGCGAGAGAGTGTCCCACTAATGAACCAAATGTAGCTGCGCCCGCTCCATCAATGATTGAGTGTACGCTGCCGCCTGCTGCTGTGCCACCTTCGGCTTTGCCGTATGAGCTAAAGCTTGTTGAGCCACTGTGGAAATCAACGTCACGATACTTGACTGGGCCAAAGAAGCCGAATGGAAGGAGGCGCTGATCAGTCTGGGCTCTTGCAACATCCTCATTCATAACTACACGAACGTAGTCTGATTGGTTGCCGAACTCACCGTAGGATCTATTTCTCTTCTCACCTGTATCATACACCTCGTACTGATCACCAATACGACGTGCAATGTAATTTTCTGAGGATGGGTTTAGATTCAATCCTGAGAATCTTTCTAACACTACCTGCCTATTATCTGTGTCACTTAGGCGACGAAGCACAACATCAAAAGTGCCATATGGATCATCATTTGTTGTAGATGCTTTGACGTTCTGGATAGAAACTTTAACTTCTCTTTGTGTGGATTGTCCAGATAAGAGAGCTTCCAAACGGAACAATCTCTGTTGTGATGCCGCAGCATATGAGCTACTCATAGTTGTCAAGTCCTGAGAGATGAACCAACCTGTTGTTGCCTTTGTGGCAGCAAACATGAAGTCACCGTGCTCATTAGAGGTTGCTTCTGCGCTCTGCATAGGTAGCAAAACACCACGCATTTTATTACCTGTATATGCGGTGCCTGTGACAAACATTTCACGGAAAGTGCTTCCTTGAGCAACTCTCTTTTCAAATGATTCACCCAAAACATAGTTGACACGACTTGAGCCATCAGCTAGTGTTGCTGTGGAAACATTATCATTTACTAATGTTGGGTTTGTGTTGAATACTTTACGAATAAAACGGTCACTTGCCTCGTTGAAGTTAAACAGAATTTTTTCTGTTGGACTATCAACGTCAGCATTACCAGCAGGGTTGATCTGCATAGTAAATTCACCGTTTGCGTCAGATTCAATCATTGTACAACCAGAGGCTACTCGGTTTCCTCCCGCTGCGGTTGCGTGTGGCCCTGCACCACTAAGAATAAGACGTCCCTCTTCAACGTAGAAGATAGCAGCCAATGTGCCTGAAAGACTTCTTGCAGTAGCTGGGTTAGCTGGAAGTGATGCTGATGGGAACACAAACAACCCGAATGCGCCTTGAGAGTCATTTGATGCATCAATGCCAGCAAAGTCATATCCTGCTGCACCAAGTGCTGTGTTTCCATCACTGGCTTCTGGGTGTTGTTCACCAATCAAGCGAACAATAGTTGCTGCATTATTATTGCGTAGCCATGCTTGAGCAGCATATGATGCATATGTTGGACCTAAGATGGTGTTTTTTCTGAAAGCATCATCTGTTCCATTGCCATTGCCTGCTTGAGCATCACCGAACAATTGCACGAACTCTTCATACGAGCTAACCGTAGTAGGCTTAAATGCTGGTCCTTTAGCAGTTCTACCAATAATAACAGGGCCAATCTCCGCTGGCGATTTAGGAATTTGTGAGTTATCTATTTCTGAGGTAAAAACCCCTGGAGAGATAAACTTGAATTTCTTCTCGGACATTTATGTATTTCTCCTCTAAAGCGTGTATGTATCCAATCTTTCTTGCGCTCGGATACAATATAAGTAGTTTGAAAAAATGCTAAAACACCAGACGTCTATTTATCTTCTAATTTTGTTTTTTTCGTCTAGGTGAAACGGTATTTCATCCCCAAGAATTGCTCGCTCTCGCTTGATTGTAATTTCGGCTGGTGTTTGTTCTATCTTCACTGCGGATTGAATCTTCTCTTCGGTTAGGATATATCCCATAACCTCTATATTAATCTTAGTTGTAAAAATTCTTTCTTCTGTACCAAGTGAGCCTACATTATTATCCTGCGAGAAAGATCCTTGAACAAAGGCCTCATAGCGATGACCCTCATGTTCTAGGATAAAATAATTTCTTGTGCCACCTGTTAGCATAAAGTGGCTAGCCATTTCATTCATCTGCTGAATAAACTCTGTCCTTAGTGTAATTTCGTATCCAACACTGAGGTAAACAGGTGATGGAATGGAATAAATGTCATACACAAATCGCTTTGTTTCTCTTGGGAATGTTTTACGATTTTTATCTTCCTTTGAGTGAGATCTTCTGATAGAGTCTGCATTTGCACGCAAAGCTGTTTTTTCCTGGTTAACCTTGACAGCTAATTTGATTCTATCATATCCACTATTCTCTGGAATAGGAGCGTAGTACTTGCCTCGTTTAGATACATCTTTATCAATAGTAGTTCTTGCAACAGCTATCAATGGATACACTAAAGTATCCTGCCTGCCGTCGCTATCATCACGAATGTCAGGAGTTGTTTTCATCATAGCAACACGTTCTTGTGTATTGAAAAAGACTGGCACTACTTTATAACCCTCATTAGTGTCAGCACTAATATTTAAGTCCTTGACATAATTGAACAAAGCTGTATCAATTGTCTCTAGTGTAGAGGTTTGAATGGGCAATGGGCTGTTCTGATCACGAAATTCTGTTTTCTTTGGCATTATGGTGTACCCTCAAATAATCCTTTTCTTGCTCTTCTAACTGATGCTGCTATCTCTACCTTGTGTCCATCAAGACCAGAATCTTGTCCAAAGATATATCGTGGCTCAGCTAGCTCTACTATCTCATAGTATTTGTTATCGTACTGGATGTAATCACCAACACGAACAAATAAATCTTGATCCTCTGTTAGTCTTCTTCGGTGAAATAATATAGTAGCATTGTCTAGACGATCAACCCCGAACTCCTCAGACGTTGTATTAGATCCTTCGTACTGCACTAAAACATGAACATGGACTGGTGGTAAGAAGACCTTTCGTATAGCTTCTCCATACAATGGGTGAAAATTACTTGTCTCTACATCAATAGGAAAGTATAATATTCTTTGACCAATAATCTTTTCTATAATTTCATCTGTGATTTGCTTTGTAAAATCACGTTCTTTTTTACCTACAAATAACGGCCCTGGAGGAGCACCTGGTTGTGTCCATTCATTTGACATCTATCTACCCCACGTAGATGCCATACGGCACCTTTTGCAATGTTTCATTAACTGTGTTCATTAGAGAGGCATCACCCTCTGATAGTTTAACATATGTTAATTCATCTAGTACAGCCTTCAATTCCTCTCTAAGAGCATTTTGTTCTTCCTTGCCCTCTGAAATTAGTGCTGCACCATTAAGAGTAACATCGTTGCCAGGTATTGGTAAAGAACCTAACTTAGATCTTATTTGACCCAATGTTTCTTTACATAGAGCTAATGCAAAACGTCTAATCCATTGTTTGCCAATACTATTAATATTAGCGTATGGTACATTAGGGAATGGTAGTGTGTTCATGTTATTCACCCCATCTGAACCATATTGACGATCTGACTCTTCATCATAAGCCTCTGTAGAACTAAGTCTAAATTTAACATAAAACTTAGCGGGTGAGCTTGTGTTTGGTATGGGAAATATTCTTAGTCTATTGTTTACAATTTCATAAGAGTAATGAGAAGATCTCATCTTTAGATTATTTTCATAAGCGCTTGCTTGTAGTTCGTGCTGCCACACTGGAACTAACTCAAACGTGCTATCATCAGAATACATACCATAGGCCTGCAAGTTGCCAACCATACCATAGGTACCACCACCAAAGAACCTCCATGCTGAACCAGGAGTTCTATAGTATACTTTTTCAATTAGGATTCTGTTATTACCCACCGCACCTGTAAACGCTGCGCCTGCTGCACTACCATCTATAGAAGATGCTGATATCAAAGTCTGTAAATCATAATCTTGCTGGTCTGACACAGTGTCAAACGATGCTGAATATATTCTTTCGTTTTGCCCTAGCCCAATTTGCGATGCCACTGAGGACGCCACATGGCGAGCATATTCTAGAGTTAATTTAGTGAACTTCATGTTTGGCTTTAGATTAGTATCATCTCTATATGCACTAAATTCACCATCTTCGTCAAATGATCCAGTTGCACCACCCATCATATCTGCTAGTACGTTTTTAGCCTGGTGGGTATTGACGATATATGAATATTCTAAACAAGACTCTTCATATGCTTTGTAAACATTTGCTGGCTGAAGTTCTATATCTAAAACATTACCACCTAATTTTCCGTGTACATAAGATACTTGATCTACGGCCCCACTAACAAAAGGTGCTGAGCTATAAATCCCGAACGCTAAAGAGCTTACAACATCTGAATGTGTCCCTGTTGTGGGTAAAACCAGCGCACTTACTGTACTTGATGGACTTAAATCTGTTGGCATTCATTTGTCCTCCTGCAAAGGTTATTAAGTAACTCTTTATAAATAGGTTGCTCTTAGTGTCTTTTACAACATAAAACAAAAGCCGCCCCGAAGGGCGGCTAATGCCGTACTATCTGTACACTTTGTGACTATTAGTCAATCAAGTGCAAGCAGACAACGAGACCGTACATGTCAGGACGTACCATCTTCTTAGCGTAACGGGTCATGACACCCTTACGTGGTACGAAATCTTCAGTACCAAAGATGGTTGGTGTGACTTGTAGTGGCACATATGGAGCATACACATAGCCGCTTTCTAGGAAGCTGTTGCCACGACGACCAACTAGGACCACGTTACGTGGGAAGTATGGGTCAACCATGACGTCCATCTTGCGACTTAGGGTTCCTGCTCTTGATGCACCCCAGCTACCACTGTTAGCTTCTGAATCGCCAGCAACGTCCGCACGGAAACCGCTGGTGAACTCAAGAATAGCTGCAACTTCTGGTGAGCAAACAACAAAGTTTGCACCGCCACGAAGCGTCTTACGGTGGATGAGTGATGAAACGTCGTTGATTGACTCAAGGAGTGTTTCGTACCACTCGCTGACTGTACCTGTGAAGTCAGGGGCAAGACTTGTTGTAATGTCTTTGCCAGTCTCACGGTTTACAAATTGACCTGGGCGACGGCTCCAGTAACGAGTACCAGCAGTTGCGCCATTGATAAGATCACCAAGGATCTCTTGGTCAATTTCAAGACCGATGTGTTCGGAAAGAACGCTTGTCAACTCAACTTCAGCGTCAAGGTTGTGATATGCGTTCAAGTCCTGTGCAAGCTCTGGGCTCCACTTAGCTTTGAGCTTACGGGTGTTAGCCGTGACGGCCACTGAATCAATCTTAAGATCAATTTCTGGGATGGAACGTTCGGCTTCTAGTCCAAGACCACTGCTATCTGCACGAACAGCGCCAGTGCCTGTACCAGTTGTGAAGACATCATCCTTAGCGAATGTAATTGTCTTGCTGGCACCCTGGGTGATTGTACCGAAAACAGCCAATGAAGCGGCTGCGGAACCAGTGTTCTGAAGGACAACCAACAAGTTGCTCTCTGAACCTGAAAGTGGGTCAAGCTGCGTCAAGCGACGAACAATTGAACCCTCAACAGTGTCGTGGTGAAGAGTAACAAGGTTTCTCATTGACATGTTGGTTGGCTTGAGAAGAGTAAAGACTGAAACGACTGAACCTGAAAGATCAGGGTCATAACGTAGCAACTTATTAAAGTCTTCTGCGGTTGAACCATAGTCTGTGTCCAACATTTGGATTTCACTAGCTTGTGTTGCTGATGCAGTACCGTGTGCAATTCGTGAAAGAATGCCAGCGGCTGAGCCAGTGTGTTGTGAGTAACCTGTGTTCAAGTTGTAAAGACCACGCTCTTCCTTAAGTGGGTCAGCACCTGAGTTGGCACCATCAGTAAGTTGGATACCCTGACGGATACCTGAACCGACACGACCACCGCCATAAATTGACTGGTCAGCCTTAGCACCTGCTGCTAGCCTGTCTTCGCCTGTGACTACACCTGCACGGTCGCCACTGTAAACAAAGTCAAGGAAGAAGATAAGACCACTTGGTAAACTCATTGGTTGCACGGAAACAAGATCCTGTGCGATAAGACCGCCGAAAACACGACGGACGATTGGGAATGCAACGGCAGCGAAACCTTCAACGTCTTGTGCGCCAAGTGTACTTGACTCTTTAAGAAGTTGAGCAGCTTGGTTCTCAAGAAGACGTGCCATGCCATTACGCTGGACGTCATCTCTGAGACCTTCAAGAAGACCAGTCTTTTCCCACTTTGCAAGTAGGGCCTCGCCTTCATGAGCTAGTGTGCGCTGTCTGATGCCTTCAGTTAGCTTTTCTATTACGCTCATTTTATTTTTCTCCTTTAAATGATTTATTGATCTCTTTTGAGACCTGCTAGAACCGCCCAGCGACTTAACTCTGGGTTTTGTTTTGTTGACGAAACTTCTTCTCTACGGGAACTGATTATTGTAGACGACCTTCTTTCCACTGTTTCAGACAACGATTTAGCTCTGGCAGTCTTATTTGCTGCCGTTGTCTTTTGAAGAGTTTCAAAAATGGTTTTTGCTTCATCAACCGTTTGTGCTTCTGAGATCATATCAGCAATTTTAGATTTTTGCCGCTCATTCAAGGAGGAATCACTTAGCACCTTATTTGTATAATACAACCGAGCATTTGAAGCATTAACTTTTTCTAATGCCACTTTAGTCTCAGTTAGAATATTCTTATATTGTTTAATCTTCTCTTGTAGGCTTTCTATTTCTACTATACTTGCCTTAAGAGCTTCTTTCATTTCTTCTTGTCCATCACGAGTAGGAGTTTCTTCTGACAAAGCCATTTCTTCGTCTTCTTCCTTCTCGTCGTTAGAATCTTCTTCAAGTTCTATTTCTTCCAATGCGAAATCAGGAGCATCAACTTGAACTGCTTCTTGCTGTATCAAGCCCTCAAGTGCTTCACGGATCTCATCATCGTCAATTTCTATTTCATCGTTGCGGTTAGCAGCGTCCATTTCCATTTCAGGATCTGCATCTGCTGCAACTTGTTCTTCATCTTCCAACTCAGGAACACCTACATCAAGATCTTCACGGTCAACCATGTCATCTTCACTGGGTGTTTCCATCGCTGCTTGCTGTATTAATTGATCTAATGGAATTTCTATCATCTCATCATCATCAGAGAGGTGTGACATCTGCACATCATCTACAAAAGTATCAGCAGGTGCGTCGCCTGCATCACCAAGGTCATCAAGACCAAGAGCGCCGAGTTCGTCCTCTGGTTGCTCTAGTATCGTCTGAACTGCGGCCTTTACCTCTTCAGAATACTTCTCAACAATTTCTTGTTGGGCGCTTTGTAATGCTGCTTCACGAAGCTGCTTAGCGTCAATTATAGCTTGCTCTAACATGTTAGACATAATTTAAACTCCACTTTGATCACAATAGATCAATAATAAATAGTTAGCGAATTAGCAAACGTTACTTTTTATCTGCTACATCAAATTATTGTAGCGCTTTATTTAGTATTGATACCTGATCCAGTAAGCTCAAACATCATGCCTGGTTCAATACCTGTAAGGGATGACACCATCTGAAACCCTGTTTGTCCATTACTTGCAAGAAAGTGTATTGTTTTACATTTCACATCCATACTAAGCGAGCCACTAGGTGCCCCACCGCCGCCACCGCCTGATCCTGCTACTTCCACAAAAGTTCCAAAGGCGTTTATTTCGGCCCCATGGCTAGAAAATGCTACTCGCACTGGATTAGCACCTGTTACAAACAGTTGAATGTTTTTAGTAACTGAAGGAAAATTTACTGTTAGTATATCACCATTATTCATCAGTGACCTGGTTAAGTGAGGTAATCCTGATACTTGATATGATCCTACATTACCTATGCCTGGTCGTCTATTTCTTGGGGTTGCCATTATTTTTTCCTCCGCTTGCTCTTATAACTATTATCGTCAAACGCTAATAGCTCTTGCCTTTTGCGATTTACTTTATCTATTACACGCTGCTTTTTTCTTTTCTTTTCAGCGTTGCGTATAGAGTCAGGAATAAAATATCTACGATTTCTTATTTCCTCTATGACACCTTCTTTTCTAACTTTTCTGTTGAAGCGGCGTACTAATGAATCAGTGTCCTTAATTCCATAATCATCAATGCTAACTTTTATGGTGCCTGATATTTTCTTTTTTCTTCTGTTATTAAACCTTCTGCCTCTCATCTATTTCCCTTTCTCTATTTTAGATAAAACATTTCCCCACTGCGACATTCCTGGAATGTTAGTAATGTCTAATCCTGCGTCGCCCTGTGGGTTTTTATTTTCACTGATTGGTTGTGTACCAGCAAAAAATGGCATTTCTTTAAATTTCTTTTCTAGCTCTGTTTCTTGTCTTGCAGGTCGTCCACCGACCTCTTGCATGATTCTTTGACGAACCTGACTATTGTCTGTAGGGGCTATTGGCTTGCTCTCCTGTATAGTGGCCTGCCCAATAGACATGCCCTGTGCTACTTCAGCAACGATTTTAGTTAGAGCACCTTCTTCAAAGATAACTTCTCTAATACATTGCTTAATGATATTCTTAAGCTCGCTCTTTTTCATTCATCCCCCAAAACATCGTTGATCGCACGATAAATACGATCTGATTTATTCAAATGAGTGTCTAATTTTTTATTCTCGGCTACTAAGAAAGCACCAGTCGTACTAGGTTCAGATACCAAATCAAAGCAAAGTAATTGGAAGTCGTCCTCAACCATGGTAACCCCGCCCTGTTGACGAGTGGAACCTAGACCACGGCTTGAGATACCAAGACATACACCGCCTTCAACCAATTGTTTAGCAATTTGTCCTGATGGGGTGTCAAGAATCTTAACTTTACCCATAACATTGTCACCATCCCACCAAACTTCGGTGATTATATGACTTGCGTTCTTTAAATTGATAACTGATTCGTCTGGATGATCCAACTCACCAAGTGAGCGACGTTCACGAACCAATTTCTCATAGTTCTTAATTTCTCTTTCTAGAATTCCTCGTGGGTAAACACGATTGTTCCCATTCTTAGCTTCTGCCATTTGAATTTTACCAGCCAAAATGAGATGATCACCCCTGCGATTACCTTCTCTCTCCTCTTCGGTAAGAAGATCATCACTATAATCTAGATTCATAAACTCTTTTAGCACGTATTTCTTAGTCATTGTTTTCTCCTTAGAGTGCGGGCGC